CTCTACCATAAGCAGCACTTATATCAGCATAAGTAACAGTACCATTTTGTAAACCTAATATATTTGATTGCATTTCTTTCAAAGGATCGATCCAAGCAAAACTTCTAGGTATATAACTTATTGCCCTAGCAAACTTGTCATACTTTGCTATAGGTAAGTTTATATAACCTGTAGATATAGCCATTTCTAACCATGACTTGAATATTGGGTTTATAAAATGCTCTATAACAAACTGTTGATACAGTTGATACATACTTCTATCTTCTAAAGCACCTTGTCTAATACTTGAATAGTTTACAGAAGTTAAATCATTACTTAATGCGTGATATGAAATGTTTAAACCACTAGCAATACTTCTTAATATGCTTGTAGTAAATGGTTCAAATGCAGATGTTGGATGTGTAGGATCAAAACTTTCAAATGACATTCCTGCTGGTAACTGCTCAAACACTCCTGCTTGTGCGTTCATAGTAGGATTAAATGTATCTTCCATATCACCATCTCCGACATAACCATCGCCATCAGGTGAGGTTATGAAACCCATTTTAGAAGCTCCAACACGAGCAGCAACGATCTCAGCCTCATAATAACCATTGAGCATTCGCATATTAGCTATGATAGGTGCAATAAATGATACTCCTCTTGTTTGTTCTGCTCTTTGTGGTAGGTAAGCGTGTATTATTTCATCTGCTGGAACTCTGATATATTCCTGTGCTGGTTTTGGATAAGTATTATCGTATGGATGTTTTTTAAATAAATGATACGCAACTGGTTTACCACCCTTATCAAGCTCAACACCCATTTTTATACTGTTGCCATTTCTTAACCTAGTTTCATTTTTATTTTCATCTAAATGATCTGCTTCAATAAAAGTAATTTTAAAACCAAATGGTGAACTACTATCTTTTACTTTTCTAACTAAAACCTCACCATCTCTACATAAGGTTTCAATAAATATTTTTTGGCAGTCTAAAAATGTAAGTCTTTCATTTACAGTACAGTTGCCTAACTGACACCATTCTTTCCATGATCTTTCAATAAGCAGGTTAGCTCCAATATCTAATGATTGATCATCATTTCGAGCTTTGGAGCTAACTCTTACGCCCTGCTTTCCGATCACATTAGATACCATCAGGTTAAGGTATCTTGCAATAAATGGATCGTTCCTTGCTAAATCTCTTGATCTATCCCTTAGTAATCTTATGTTATCTTTTATTTCAGCATCAGCAGAGGTAGAGCTAGTAATAAAATCAGCGAATAATCTACCAGTATTTGCTCCTGTATAACTTCTTTTGAATTTTCGTTTTGGTTTTTTATTATTACCAAATATATTGTTATACCAAGCCATTATGTGTAATCAGTTACATTAAGTGTTTGAGTTGATCCAAAGTTTACTTTTACAGTATTACCTGAACCTTGTTTGTTTCTAATTCTTGCAAGTTTTATTTCTTTTAAGTATTCAGCTTTATACCTATCTCTAAATGTTAAAAGTTCATCTATAGACATTCTTGATAAAGACCTACCTGCTATAGACATTGAAGATTGATCCATAGAAGCTCTGTTTTCTATAACTGCTTCTATTGCATCCAACACTATCTTTGCATGACTTCTTAGATCAGCATTAGTGTTAGCTAGATTTTCAGTAATAGTTGTTCTTCCTGAATCAACCATAACTCTATTAGAGTCAGCAGATTTAGTTATGTATGCTTCCCAAATATAATCACCAACTGCATAACTTGTAGTGCTAGAAGATCCAGCTTCTATGTAATAAGTATCATCAGCTTCAGTAGCAGTTAATGTGAATTTTTTTGTGCCACCACCACCAGCATCTAAGTGAAATTCATAAGTTAATGCAAAAGAACTTACTGGATAATCACTTGCAAGATCATCCCTACGCCATGCCCAATAATCTCCAAGCACAAGCTGACTAGGTTCTTTAGTAGTGTAATTTGCTCTATCAAATGCGTTAGACAAGTAAAAACCTCTCTTTTTAT